CCGTCCATGATGTTTAGTTCAGCAGGTGTTGCTGTTACGATAACACCGTCAATCTCTAAGTCTGTTAAGTCAGGTGATATTTGTACTCCACCGTCTAATAAATTATCAAGAGTATCTAAGTTAGTGTTTATCTTAGTACCCCATGTATCTGCTGACGCACCTACTTCAGGTTTAGTCAGACTATACGTTGTTGTAGTTGTATCTGCCATAGTTTATATCCTATATTAAAAAGTGCCTTTCCACACTCGTAGTTTATCAAAATCGCCGCTTAATATCATTCTTTTAACAACATCTTTGCGTGCTTCAACGTCACCCCATTTAACACCTAGTTTATTACAAACTTCCTTTATCAGGTGTATAGGAAGACTCCCAACGAGTTTATTCTCGCCATGAACACCTAAACCTTCTCTCCGAATCTTTTCCACTCGATCGAGATAGTATTGGTTATCGTAAGTATTCTCAACAATGATTTCTTGTTTGGTTGCATCAAAAGTGACTTTTTCGCCCGTTTTCATCTGTATACCTTTTTTAAAACTTTTCTTCTATTATATCACTATAAAAAATCATTGCTGAGAATAATAAAAACCCCCACGTGTTCACAAAAAATGGGGGTTTAAATCAACTTCTATTAAGAAGTAGTACAGTCAACAACTGCGCCTGATGCTGCTTCATTTTTAGAAACAAGCGTAAGCTCAGTAACAACTTGACGTTTCGTTGAATCACCAGTCTTAGCTAACTCTGAGTTCTTAGTAGGACGTAGAACTGCTGCGGCCCACATATCAGATTGCATAAGAAATACGTCACGACCACGGTTTTCACGAGTAGGAGTAAATTCTACCGTTCCCCATGGAGTAACGTAAACGTCTAGGTGCTTAATAACCTTTTCACTTTCTGCTTTAACAGTAGATCGTTGGTTATTGTTACCAGTGAAGCCTAACGCTTTGTTCATCTGGAATGCAGATAGGTAAACAGTGTCTGGACGACCACCTGCTTCCCAACATGCTTGCATTGCTGAGTCAAAGTCTGCTTGTGAAAACACAGTTGCAGTACCGTCGGTACGAGCTGTAGCACCGGGAACTGAACCTGTAGGATCTGCACCGCCACTACCTGTGTTAGTGATGTTAGTAGTCATGTACGCTGGTACACCTGCTAATTCACGAGCTGCAGTAGCTGAACCTGCCACACGAGCGTTATTGTCAAACAAAGCTTTCTCGATGTCTAACTTTTGCTCTTTAGCAATCTTAAGCGTTTGGTATGCCATTTCCGCAGAACGACCGGCTTTATCTATGCCTTGATCCGTGTCAGGAATGATTACCGCATTCTTAAAGATTTGAGTGTAGTTACCTAAGCGAGCTGTTGCTGTACGTGCTTCGCCTGCGGTCTCGTCACCTTCAATGTGAGCGTTTGTTGTTGATGAACGTAATGCATCGGTTTGCCACTCATGATAAGTGTTAGATGCGCTTACTTTCTTTAATGATGAATAGAACGGTGTTTCCTCAGGGGAAATGTCGTAGATTACGTTTTCCAAGTCCTCACGAATACCATTTATATCATAGCTATCAAATGTATTTGATGGTTGTGCCATTATAGTTCTCCTATGTTAAGCATTTAAAATTAATCCTAGAGCATCTTCGATACTTCCAGAATTTCTAAGTTTCGCCTGTTGGCGGTCACGAACTTTGCCAGGTTGTACTTTGTTCGACCTTTTAGCACCTGCCTTTAAGACGGGTTTAGCTTTTCTAGTCTTTTTAACTGCTTTAGATTTTCCAGCGATGATCTCTTGATATTTCATAGCATCGTTTAAAACCTTAAGTGCTCTATGATCCATAACTTGCCCAATTTCTTCGGCTGTATAACCATAATGCTTACCACCAATATTAACCAGTTTACTCTTGATCTCTTTCGCTTTAGACGAGTCAGAGAATTCAGGGATAGCGATTTGAAGTTGCTCCATCTCACGTTTCATATAAGCTTGCTTTGCCAATTGTTCAGCTTTTGCATTTTGCTGAACAACTTGCTGATAGCCTGCTATCTGTTTATCGTAAGATTCTTTTGCCTCGTCGTATTTCATCTTGTCGTCCATATAACCCAAAGGATCATTTTCAAACATTTCTCTAGATGGTGATACGGGAGGTGAACCCAATTCGCCTGATTGTAATTGCTGATACAGTTGTTGTACCTGCTGGCGTTCATTAAGTAATGCTTCGTAGACTGACTCAGCTTCTTTACGCTGATGTGCTGCTTCTTGCATTCCTTTTTGGACATATTGTTGTCCGCTATAGCCTTGCTTTAGGTCATCTAAGGTTACTTGTACTTCCTGTCCATCAATCTTGACAGAATAGCCTTCAAGCTCTTCCTGACCGGCGTCTTCTATTGCTTCGTCGTCGTCCTCTTCTGTAACGTCAGAAGATCCTTCGATATCTGGATCTTCGTCTTCTTCAGAAACTTCCGTTTCGCTTGCTTCGGTCTCAGCAGATTCTTCTACCTCATCGGTAATTTCTTCTGTTGTCTGAGCTTCTTCCTCTACAATCTCTTCTTCAGTTTCCACTGGAGCTAATAAGCTCTCTACTGCATCATCTATTGTGATGCTCTTGGTTTCAGTCGTTGCCACGGTGCTGTTCTCCTATTTATTATTTCGACGATTCTTAATTACCTCATCATCCAGAACGGAATCCATGTAATCACTAATCTTCCCTATTGCACGAACAATATCATGTGCATCGTCTCTTTCTTCCGTCGAAGAATCTGGAGTCAAAAACACATTCGCTTGTCGTTCTATGACTTCAGATATAACATCTTTAAATGTTTCATCGTTCATCAATCTCTTTATATTAGCTGCACTAGCCATTAATATCTACCAGTAGTAACCGCCTGTGTCGGTTCAGTTTGGTCGTATCTTGGCTTATCTTGCATCTTTTTAATTTCTTCAACATCAATTTTTTGTCCCCATTGTCCCAATATCCTAGCTGCTTCAATAAGTAGGTCTTGATCCATTCTATCACGTTCTCTGTCGTCTGTTGCAATAGCTTTTTGAGCATCAATTTTTATCTTCATGCTATCTGTCTGCATTTTAGATTGTGCTCGGATTGTCTCTGCTTCGACTGTTGCTCTTGCTAATTCCTGTTCTGGGGATGTTTGTTGTGATTGTGCTTGTTGTGCTTGTTGTACTAGTTGTTGTTCTTGTTCTGGTGTCATAGGACTAAAGTATCTATCAACATTGCGTACTCCTGCTAATCCTAGCATATCGCCTAAAGTATTCCGAATCCCAACCATCGTTACTAAGCCATTGGTTGGACCGTAGTTTTGCCAGATCTGCATTTGCATTTGTAAGGCCTGTGATAAAGCCATGTGCTTTTGATCTTCCTGACCAGTGCCTAAACCAACATTAACCGTAAGATCCATATCTGCGTTCCATCTGCGAGGATCCATAGGAACATATTGTCCGTTTAAACGCATCATCATCTCTTCACAAGAGTTTTCTACTAATAGATGTAATATCAGTTTAAATAAGCGTTTCATGCCTCCTTCTGCAAGGTTTCGAGCGATTACCTCGATTTGTCCTGATCCTCGTTGAGCAGTAATCTGTGCTGCAGTTGCTGTTGTATTCTGTAAAGCATCAGGATCTAATCCCATAGAAGCTCTAGTGATACCGGTCTTATTCTCTACTTGCTCATCCATATATTGAACAGCGCCTAAAGTTTGGCCTGCAATAAATGGTACGGCATTAACCGTAATCGCACCAGGTGACTTGATTCGTCGTATAGCACCGATTTCATTATTTAATACATCATCGATATTCGCTTGTCCTTCAACTACGTCAATTGCAGGATTATTAGTTAATGCAATATTATCTAATAAGCCTCTTATCATTGCTGTAGATGCATCTTGATCGTTCATAATCAAATCTGCAATAGAACGTCCGTAGAAAGTATGTGGTTCAGGATCAATTTCAAATACTGCAAAAGGAACGTCACCCCACGGTTCATGATCTAATAATTCGTAAGATGCTCCGCCTAATACAATCTTATGCATAACTGCCTCGCCTGTACCATAAACGTCGATTCTCATATAGGCTTCCGATATAGCAACTAATCGCATAGAAGGATCAGTTATATCTTCACTAGCATCTTCTGAGTAATTTGAACGTTCGTATTTCTCTGCATCAGTAAATGTATCTTCGTAGGCTAAACCTGAAAGTTTTGAGACTTGGTCAAAATCATATCCTATTGAAACTAAATCTGAGACTCTCATTTCTGTACGATGAACTACAATATAAGCATCTTCGATGGTTTTTGCATTCCGATCGACAAAGAATTCTTCGGGAGGTACGGATTCAATGGATAACTTGCCACTAGTTTGAACCCTACTTACTTTCAAAGAATAATAAGGCTTATCTACAGATTCTCCTGTTTCGTTTGTTACAGGATGCATCTCAACCTCTTGCTCAACAACGGTAATCTCTTTCTCACCTACCAGGGCTGTCATTTCTTCTTCTGTCAAATGAGAGTAATCAAAAATCTCTGATTCGGATGTATCTTCCCAATAAGCTTTAAGTACGCCTGTCTTTTTAACTAAAGCATCATGTATAGCTTCATTGATTAGTTTATAGCCATTTTCTCTTTGGAAGGCGTAATGAGCAAATTTAGTAGCTTGATCTGCCATTTCTACTTGTTGTTGATTAGCAGGGATATATTCGACTGGATTTTCGGAGGATAGGAATACACGCATCAAACTAGGTTTAATTGCTCTTACTGTATCTCTAACCTTTGTAGATACTATTTTAGATCTACCTTTTTCCTCACCAATATCTACTTCCCCATCAAAATAACGCTGAGCTTTGATCCTTGACTCTGCAATTTCACTTTCTACGAAATCAACAGCATCTTTTATAGCATCACTTACGATACTTTGTATATCATCTTCTGTCATTTGTTTAAGTTCTTCTGGCATATCGTTTCCTTATTCTGTTGCAGGCATTGTATCGATTAATCCCTCTGCCGGGTTGTTTAAAGCTGCAGGCGATCCTGCGGTTACGGACATCAATGTAGGTATTCCTGGTAGAGGCGCCGCCGGTGCTGTGTTAGCAAATCCTGTTCCAATGTCGTCGATGAGCTGTCCTGCTTTTTTCTGTATGCCTTTTTTCAAACTACGATCTGCGGCATAACCTGCTGCTGATAGAGCTAATGCTGCAGGATTCTGGGTTGCCGCACCTGCGGTCAAAACAAAGATTAATCCGTTACCTGTAGGAGAAGCCTTAGATAAGATGCGCATCATTTTCTCAGTTGGAGGTCCTTTTAAGAAACCCTCCATTGCAGCTGTTTCTACCTCATCGAAGAATTTCATCTTTTTGGGACTATTTAAAATGTTTTTAACAGATTGCT